GAACGCAGACTCATAAGCTTGTGCTGGAAGGATTATTTGGACGTGTTTATAATGTAACCACTACTAAAAAGCTAATGGATGCCGATACTTTAGCACAACTGAAGATTAATGTTCTTTTGTTAAAGTATCCTCCTGAGGTATGTAAGGACATTATAAATAGTAAGGATTACCACTATGAGATTGACTACCTTGTTGGTAATGTTAAGCGTAATAGATTAATCCAAAACTTAGCGCTTGATCAAGAAGGTAATACGCTTGTATTGTTTCAGTTTGTTGAAAAACACGGCAAGATTCTTTATGATATGATTAAGGATAAAGCACATGAACGGCGTAAAGTTTTCTTTGTATCAGGTGAAGTCGATGCTGAAGTCAGAGAAGAAATACGGGGCATTGTTGAACGACAGAAAAATGCTATCATTGTGGCTAGCTTGGGCACGTTCTCCACAGGGGTAAATATTAAAAATTTGCATAACATTATTTTTGCGTCACCTTCGAAGTCTCAGGTCAAGGTACTACAATCTATTGGTAGAGGCTTGAGAAAATCAGAAGACGGTAGGTCTACGACTCTATATGATATCGCTGATGATATGCATATGAAACAAAAGAAGAACTATACTCTCTTACATGCTATTGAACGCATGAAAATATACAAAAGAGAAAAGTTCGACTATGACGTATTCGAGGTATCATTGTGACAGAAGATTCATTACATAACAATCCAAAAGTTTTTAAGTTAATTACTGGTGAAGAGATTATCACTACGGTAGTTGATACTAAAGATAACTTTTTTATGATTGAAGTACCATTAGAGATTCGTTTTAATAGTATTAAACAATCTCTTTTTTTAACTAGATGGAAGTTTGGTGCAAATTATACAAAAGTCATGACTCTATCTGGTGGTTCTGTGGTTTCAGTTAGTGAGCCAGAGGATTTAGTATTAGAAAATTATTATGCTTATAGAGAGCAACTAACTAGTGAGTACTTCAATAAAGATCCTGAAGACGAAGAGATGGAAAGCTTTGATAGTATTGATGATCTGTTTGAAGAGTTGACCGGTGAAGATACTATTCATTAAAAATAGGTATACTCCTCTCCCCCACAAACAGTAAACTTATTATATACTAATTTGGACAAATTGTACATAAAAAAATTATGTGTACATTTAAGTTTTTATGTTGTATAATACATAAATTAATTAACCTTTAAGGTCATTTTCATGAAACGTAAAAAGCAAAACTATATTAACAATAAAGACTTTTCTACAGCCGTATGTGAATATGTCGAAAAATATAACGCTAGTGAAAATGAAAAACCTATTGTCCCTAACTATGTCGCTCTTGGTTTTCAACAGATTGCAGAGGGGCTTTCACGTAAACCAAATTTTATCGGATATTCATACAGAGATGAAATGGTCATGGATGCCATTGAAAACTGTTTAAAAGCTATTCGCAACTATAATATCGAAGCAGCAACTAGATCAGGTAAACCAAATGCTTTTGCTTATTTCACTCAAATCTGTTATTATGCCTTTCTTCGGAGAATCGCCAAGGAAAAGAAACAGAAAGAAATCAAAGATGAATTGATTGATAACGGTTACGGTGCCGATTTATTTCAGTTAAATAATAACCAGGACGACTATTCTAAACAGATTACTATGGCTTATATTGAAGAAGTTAAGAATAAACTACGTGAGAATCAAGAAACGACAAATGAAGAATACGTGAAGCCAAAGCAGGAATTACCCAAAAGAAGGATTCGAAAAACTAATGATTCGGATTTAACGGAGTTTTTATGAAGAACTATAAACTAAAAGAATTTATTAAGGTGGTTGAAAGCGCAGACATTATTTACGGTGAAGTTTCGCTTAACGCAGCAACTAAGATTCCTGCACGTGTTAAGAAGAAGTCCGTACTTGAACAGCTTAAATCAATCAAGAAAGAAACACTCTACATGACTTCTATTGGTTACTACGGTGACCTAAAAGAAGACAAAAAAGGAAGAAAGATTTTAAAGGTGCTATAATGACAGACGACATCTTTGACTTTGGATTTACTATCGTCGATGAACAGGAACTGGAGGTTGTACAGAAAACCGCCGAGAGCGCAGCAACAGCTGAAGCCACTGCATCATCGTACGAAGATAAAGTAAACAAGCTCTACAATGCCATACTACCTCTCCTATCTAACCTTAAGAAAAACCCTGAAAAGGATTATATCTATTGGCCTAATAGAACAGAGAAGGTCGAACAATTTGAAACAGTGATTGCCAATATTATTAAGTGAGTTGAATGAAAATTGCAATTTTGAACGATACCCACTGTGGTATCCGGAACTCTTCCGATATTTTTTTAGATAATGCAGCAAAGTTTTATGGTGAGACATTTTTTCCATATCTTAAAGAACATGATATTAAACAGATTGTGCATCTAGGTGACTACTATGACAACAGAAAAGCAATCAATATTAAATGTCTCAACCATAATCGAAAGCATTTTCTCGAACCTCTCCGAGATCTCGGCATTAGAATGGATATTATTCCTGGTAATCATGACACTTATTTTAAAGATACCAATACTCCAAACTCTCTCAAGGAACTCCTCGGGTTCTTTATCAACGAAGTTGCGATTATTGAAAAGCCAACTGTCATCGAATACCAAACACTGAGACTTGCGCTTCTTCCTTGGATGACTAAAGATAATTGGGATGAGTCTATTAACTTTATCAAGAACTGTAAGGCTGATATCCTTGGAGGACACTTGGAACTGAATGGCTTTGAGATGATGCGTGGTATCAAGAACGATCACGGTATGGATGCCAGTATCTTCTCTAGGTTTGAATCCGTATTCTCAGGACACTACCACACTAAGAACAGTGGTGATAATATCCACTATCTGGGATCACAGATGGAGTTTTTCTGGTCGGACTGCAACGATAAAAAATATTTCCACATTTTAGATACAGAGACGCGTGAATTGACCGCCGTACAAAACCCACACACTTTGTTCAAAAAAGTAGTGTACAATGATACCAAATATGATTATAATAGAATACCAGATTTTTCAGGACACTTTGTCAAGGTAGTCGTTGTGAACAAAACCAAACCGCAGATGTTTGAAGCCTTTATTGATAAGCTACAGGATCAGAACCTCCATGATCTGAAGATTGCTGAGAACTTTGATCATATGATTGGATACGATGAAAGCGCTGACGTGGCTGTGGATGACACACAGACGCTCCTGGATGATTATATTGAGGCATCTGAGACTAATCTGGATAAGTCACATCTTAAGACAAAGATGCGAGATCTTTATACTGAAGCACAGTCGATTGAAATTTTATGATCCAATTCAATGCCGTACGGTGGAAAAACTTCCTATCCACCGGTAACTCATTTACAGAGATCAAACTAGACTCTGTATCTACGACACTTATCGTAGGCGGAAACGGAGCAGGGAAATCCACGATGCTGGATGCCCTGTCCTTCGGCCTGTTCGGTAAGCCGTATCGTAACATCAATAAGCCACAGCTGATCAACAGTATTAATGGTAAGGACACCAGGGTTGAAGTCGAGTTCACTGTAGGACCTAATCAATACAAAGTCGTACGTGGTATAAAGCCTACCGTATTTGAGATTCATCGTAACGGTGAGACCTTTAACGAAACATCACATGCCCGTGAGTTTCAGAAGATGCTTGAGCAGAATATCCTTAAGCTCAATCACAAGTCATTCCATCAGATTGTGGTATTGGGTTCATCATCCTTCGTACCTTTCATGCAACTGGCAGCGGCACAACGCCGTGAGGTTATCGAGGACCTGCTGGATATCAATATTTTTTCTAAGATGAACGGTATCCTAAAGGAAAACATCAGTACCATCAAGGATAAAATTCAAGACAAAAGCCACCAGGTCGACTTGGTACGCAGCAAGATTGAGATGCAGCGGAAGTATATCCGTGATATTAAAAACCTGAACGAGGAGAAGATTCGTGAGAAACAAACCGAAATCACGGCGCAGGAAGATACAATTGGGTCGCTCAATGATCAAAATGAAAAAATACAAGAAACTCTCCAGA